AAAAAACCCGATTTGTTTAGAATCGGGTTCGTGTGTGAAAGAGAATTACATTTGTTCTATACACGAACCCCGAAAACATGGTCAAAGCCAATCGCTGACCAATTACTCGGTGTGCGATACTCTGACTGCATGGATAAAGGTTTCGTTACAAACAACATTTTATTTCTTTCTTTACTTAATTTATTTAATTCAACAATTATACAGTATATATGCTCATTTGTCAAGCAATATACTGTATACTTAAAAAATATTTCTTTAACTCGATTCAGACGACCATTATACAGGTTTAAATTTGTTTGTCAACCATGGTGTTGTGTGGAAACAACACTATTGAATTTATTTCCAACCCAATTCTTCTATTTCTATTGGTCCATCGGGATTTTGTATTCCGTAAAATACATCCCAAAGTTTTTCTTTGATGGCAAACTTTGCAAATAATCCTACTTCAGTACCAAAGGCTTCTATTTCCCAAGGTTGAATCCAATAATCCATATTATCGGAATCAACTTTTCTACCTTTCCAACGAGTTAATGTTTCGTTGGTTTCATTATAGGCATATTGTTTAATATGTGTCATTTCATGTGCCAAACATTTCAGAATTTCTGCTGCTCCAATGTTTGGGTTTAATTCTATTTCAAATTCTCTTGCTTTACGACTTTCATTATATTCTAAAATTTCAGCATATCCGTAAACATTTATTTTACTGTTGAATTTGATTCTAAGATAGATGTTTTCTAACATCTTAGGTTTCATGAGTTCGTTGGCGTAAAAAAGAGCAGCCCTTCTAACATAGGGACGGAAACGCTGTTTATCGGGACAACCGACTATACTTAACTGCATTTTAGGTCTCTCCTTAATAAGTTGACCCAATAATTGCATATCTCCGTTAATACTCACAACCTTTATTTATCTAATTAGCATCCCGCCAGATCACTTGATGTTTAATTTCATCAGGTGAAAAGAACAGTTTTAAAGCACTCAAAACGGTATGTTCCGAGAACGTTTTACAGCTGAATACATCAAGGTAGAGGTCTCCATTGTGGTCCAAGAAGTGTCCTGTTATATTTGATGTTTCAATTAATTGTAACACAGTCCAACCAGCTTTATCTGTACCATCCGCAAAATGTACCACTTGTGGTTCACCATACGCCTTCATTTCTATCAATCTTACCAGTTCCTTGGTAAAATGCTTAATATATTCTGGATCGTTTGCTCTTTGAATGTTGCATCCACGAGCATCGATGATTAGGTGTTTTCCCCAGCCTTGCATTGTTCTACCTTTACGTTACACTTTTTAAGGAAATCAATGCCTAAAGTATCTCTATAGTTTTGATTATAATATACTTTATTTATGCCAGCCGTGTAAATCTGTTTGGCGCAATCGATACAAGGTGCGTGAGTTAAAAACATTGTGGATCCATCACCAGACTCAGAACTCTTAGCTAATTTCGCAATACAATTAGCTTCCGCATGAATCACCTCAGGTTTGGTTTTGGTTGTGCCATCTTCTAATATGTTCTCACAACCATTATCCCAACCAGACGGCATTCCGTTGTAACCAATCGAAACAATTCTATCATCCTTTACTACAATCGCACCCACCTGTAATCTTTTAGCGGATGATAATTGTGCAAATCTCTTTGCTACATCCATGTAAGCGTCAATAAACTTTTGTTTCATTTCTTAAACATTTTCATAAAACTAGTAAAGAACCATTTCTGATTTCGTACCAACATATCATAAACTGCCATTTGTTCATAAACTGAATCTTCAAATCCAGCAACAACCTGATTTTTATCAACTTTGATTGAAGATTGTTTTTCGGTTGGGTCAAGTGTAATAACAGTCATACCGGCTTTGCGAGCAATATGTTGCATCGTTTTGTTTTCAGATAGACAATGCATGAAGATGGTTTCAGCACCTTTCATACGAGCCCATGTTACACCACGATTATATAATTCTTGCCCGATTTTCTGGTTACGGTAATCGGGACTAACCGTTAATCCTAGTTCTGCTGTATTTGTTTTGTAATCATAATTTACATGACAAGTAGCCACAACTTTACGACCAAAAGTTTCTGGTGATTCAATATCAACAATAAACCACATATTGTTAATACCAAAATCCACAAAAGAAGATTTCAAATAGGTTTCAATAGCTTCATCACTAAGAGAACCACCAAAGCGAAGCCGTCTATCATTACCTACAAGGTCTTTAATGAAATGTAGTTTGAGGTTATCTTTGTCGATAAAATTATTTAATTTACGGGGTATCATTACCATTCACCATTATCAAACCAAAGACGAATTGTGATGGGCAACAATTCAATCACCAAAGCATCTTGTTCCCATACTTCATTTGTTTTATTATATTTACAAGAAATTCTCCAGTGAAATGGATTTAATTTCAAAGTAATATTGCAACCAGAATACATTAACCAATCCATCATAAACCTTTCAATGTATATTTTGTAATTCTATCTTTTAGCATAGTCGGAATGTCCAAATATGGCCACTCCAAATAAAAAGGACAATTATTTTCCCACTTCATGTTGTGTAAGAACTTTCTAACGACCTTCATATCATCTTTACTACTAGGATCAAATTGGTGCCTTTGATATAAATTCATTTGTTCAATTTTGTTCACTTGATAAACTCCATGTTATCTTTTTTCATATAATGAATTTGCTGCAGTTTCATTTCTTGTGGTTGTTTCACCACAGGAATAAATTGAATACCGTCAATATCTTTGGTTTCCCAATTAGAATAGGTATAATAGATTTCGTCATGGTGCAAACGATTGCGCACTTTACGGATTTGAGGTTTTTTCACATTTTTCATCATAATAATACCATTATACACGAAAATAGGGGATTGTCAACCAACCCCCTACATTATTACCAGTTTCACAGCAAAACGCAAAAATGCAATTTTACATTGAAACTTCAATTAAATCAATTACTTAATGGCAATTTTCTTGATATTGTCTTGAGTTTTAACCAAAGATTCCAACCAAACTTTCAACATACCATTTACCAATTCTGCATTACCAATTTCAACTTGGTCAGCAATCTTGAATTCATGTTTAAAGTCACGGTTAGCAATACCTTTGAATACATAATCGCCTTCAGTTTCATCTTCCTTAGCGGCACCTTTAACAGTAAGTTTATTACCATCTAGTGTGAGTTCAATATCAGATTTAGCAAAACCAGCAACGGCCATTTCAATGACCCATTTCTTAGCATTTACTTGTTTAATATTATATGGAGGATACTTCTGAATTTGTTTGGCTGCCATTTCTTGAATGTCATCTAAGACACCCTCAAAACCAATAGAAAATGGATCAAACTGTTTGGATAATGCATTGAGTGTTGTGAACATAATGTTCTCCTTATATGAAGCGAGATTGATAAAAAATTGATACCCCTAAGGCGTATCGGTTAAACTGGTTACGGTATCCAGCGGCATCGTAGTGTCATGCCCGCTTTAAAACACTTCGTACTTAGCGGTCCTAAGGGAAGTCAAAAAATATTTATAACAGATTTAATACGATCCTGGTTTTTTACCAATATTATACTTGGGTGTCAATTCCCATTCATCTTTTTCTTTGTGTGACAGAATTTTAATCTGTGACAAAAAGATAGGAGGTGGTTCTTCAATCTGTCTGGTATTAACAATCTTTACTAAACCCCAATCACTCAGCAGTTTAGCAATAGCGTTCCTACGAGATAAATCATTCTCTGATATATCCGTTGGTTTACCATCCAAGGCGAATAATTCCTTGAAGTGCACCACATAATATTTACCTTGCTTATGTAGAATATGGCAAGATTGGTAGAGTATTCTGTCTTTTTTGGAAGCTACACCGATGCGAGTTAATGTTTCACGAACTTTTAGGAAATCATCTCTCTCACTCAATGTAACTTCAACTAAATCAATAATCGAAATCATTACTTGGTTACTCCGCCTTTTGCTGTTTTTATTTTTATCTCAGCGAGTTGCTCATCATTAAGAATTCGTAAAGCTTCTTTGGCCTTCTCATTGGAGTATCCAAAATATTGCTTAACACATTCTAAATCCTTTTCGGTCTCTGATTTCTGCCACGGTTGGAATTTCCGTTTCATCGACCTAATGGTATTTAGAAGAAATTGGAACTGTTGATCCTTATCAATAAAAGGGCGCAGATTCATCTCATTAGCGTATAAAACGCAATCGAAGTGTAACGAAAGGCCACGATTTACTATAAATGGTGCATAAACCTTATAATCATGTTCAACTTGGAATGGATTTTTTTTAGTTTGAAGTATGGCCGGAATAATTTCTTTAAAAATATCAGGCATAATTACTCCTTAAAGGAACAGTCGACCATTATTTCCACTAAACAAGCAGTAATATTCAGCTCAGCGTCAGCAACAAAAGCAGTTTGGTATTGATATTTGGCCAAGATTAAAACCAATTGTGGTACAGAATTTGCTTGTAATTTATCGTATAATCCGTCATAGAGTTTTCTGAATAGTACGGAAGAATCTTGGTCTGAGTTGGCAGTTACCCACTTACGAGTAGATGCAAAATCTTTACTTTTTAATGCTGTAATCAAAGAACCAAGTTCCACATCAGCAATATTAGAAAGAATACCTTTATCAATAGAACCAGATACGGAATATCGTTGCAATTCATTAAGAACCCTACGATTGTCCGGAAAGTGTTTCATGATAACGGCTGCAACTACATCTTTATCATAGGTCACTTTTTCTTGATCAAGAATCCACTCCACCCGCTTCATGAAAGATGCAGCCATTTTTGCTTTGTTACCATTGATTTTAAAGTCAATAACGGAACAACGAGAATGAATCGGATCAATAATACGATTCTTAAAGTTACAGGTGAAGATGAATGAGCAGTTTGAGGAGAACTCCTCGATTGCACCACGCAACGCAGGTTGTGTTGAATTGGGATTTAGATAGTCTGCTTCGTCAATGATAACAACTTTTCTCCCACCAGCAAGAGAAACCGAAGAAGCATAGTTTTTAATTTTAGTACGGAGAACATCAATACCAGATTCGTCAGAGCCATTGATAACAATATAATCACAACCAACTTCTTCACAGAGAGCCTTTGCGATTGTAGTTTTACCAACACCGGCACTACCTGATAATAATAAATTCGGTATTTCTTTTCTAGCGACATAATCCAAGAATGTGGTTTTGATTGAATCTGGTAGAATACAATCTTCCACTTTGGCTGGCCTGTATTTTTCCACCCAGAGCAAATGTTCCATTTAAAACTCCCATAATATAAAATAAAAACACGGACCTTAGTCCGTGTACATCACTTAACTTCTGTAATGCCTTCAAATAATGCTTCAAATTCTTTAAACTCAGCTACTTCTTCTTGTAGAGATTGATTCATGTAAACTTTTGCCATGCGTTTAATCAATTTTTTAGGAATCTTTAAATTATCAAATGTAACATCAACAATCTCTTTAATTTGATTCTGTTTAACTTTAATATGGTATTGGTGTTCATTAATTTCAGTAATGGCACCTAACAATTCTTTAAGTTGTTTATCATCAAAAGTTCCAAACAAAGTTTGAATTGTAGTCATTATTTCAACCGGCCTTGGAACTGACCAACAACATCCAAATAATCTTCATTAACTAAAATGTTACCATTCAAAACACCGATAACTGTTTTACCAGCATCAGCACTAATGGTACCAGTTTCATCTGGTGTTGCAGGTACTGTAAACACAGCAACTACATGCTCAGGATTAACTGCGATTGAATTGTTTGATTTTGCATCTGTAAAAGTTACTAACATATTATTCTCCGATTTTGGTTTCTTTAGCTTCGAATGCGATCCAATATTGGATGTCATCTTTGGTGTTTTGGAAGTGTCCGATGCCTTTGAAAGAAATCTTAACATCATAACTTCCGGGGATAAGTTTAATATTCTCTGTTTTGAATACAATCTTATATTTTTTACCGTTACCTTCTCCAACTTCAATTGAATTAGTACTTTGTGAGTTATCACCAGCATCAAAGGTAACAATGTTGACGGTTTCTCCATCTGATTCCACAGCAATATGNGGTGAAGATAATACTGAAGCCGTTTTCATGATCCACTCATAATCTTCTTGTGTTAATTTAAATTCACAATCAATTGAAGGTAAAGTAAGTTCTTTTTCTGG